GCCATTCTTTACTCCTATGCTAATCTTATGATTGCGTTTGATGAATCGTTTGCAGGAAACTGAATTGTGAAAGTTCCGTTTGTAGCTGTTTTATTAGAACCAAATGCGATTATTGCAACAGCATCAGTAGTGTTTGAACCACCATCTGTTGTTGTGTTATATATCATTGCACCATTGGCTGTAAAAGAAGCTGATGTGTAAGATACATCAGAAAAATCTGTGAAAGCTGTTGTTGAAGATAAAGAAACACCTGAGTTTGTTAATGCAGCACCACCTGCTGTGTAAGCAGATCCTGATGTATTTGTAATTTCTTCGGATGTAGAATAATCAGTTGTTGCTGCTCCTAAACTTGCATCACTATCAAAAAGTGCAATTTTAAAAGTGTCTCCACCTGATGAATCGAAATCGTGTTTACCTTGTAAAAGTTCTTGTTTGAAACTTGAACATATTGCTGATGATATTGCCATAATTTAATCTCCTATTAAGGTGACGTTGAAGGTATAGTTATTCTAACTGTGCCATCCGTATAATCATCTCGTTTACGTCTGCCAAGTTGTTCCATACCAAACTTGTCTAGTTCTTGTTTATACTTATTTTCGTATAGTGTCAACATATCTAAAGGGCCTTTTAAATACCCATATGCTTCACATAAACATGCATATAATAACCCATTTCCAAAGTATTGGCTTACATAAGTTGTAGTGTTTGATCCAGATAATCCTGTTGGAATAGCTTCATAATGAATTTTAAATACATATGTTGAATCAGGAGCAGGAGCTAAAAATAATCTTCCAGAAGTCGTATCTGTTACACCTGTTGCTCCACCAAACATTGCATAGTATTTAGGTGTTCCTCTTTTAGAAGATTCTGTAGAAGGTTCATATTCTTGTAAAAAAGATTCATCTTTCTTTTCTAACCAAGTGTTTGCACCTGTAGCAGCAGATGTTGAAGTGTATATTTGTACACCTTTAACAAATAAAGTTTTTGCTGGTACGTTAATTGTATTTTGACCGGTAACTAAATTACCTGTTGATTGTTTTTTGTATGCATCAAGAGGTATATCTCTTAAAATTCTAGTTTCAGCATTTTCAATAAATTGATCTGTGATAGTAGATGTTAATACATTAGTATCTACTTCTGTATAATTTTGAATTGCTGTTGTTAATGTTGCGTATGTAAATCCTGCCATATTATAACTCTACATTTAATGGCCCTGCTTGGCAACCATTTCCTCCGCCTGAATAAGTATCAAGCCAGGTAGCTCCTTGATCATTAGTTTTTAATTGATATCCATTATAATTAGTAACGGAAGAAGGTTGTCCTGTACTTGAAGAAGTTGTTGTATTTAAAGCAGTAACTATTCTTGCACCAATAATTTTTGCTCCAGCTAAGTGGCTACCTGCGACAGTATTTTTAGGAGTTGAACCTCTAAAAACTGCGTTTGTTCCTCTAGTTAAACCAGACAATGTTTTTGTTCCATTATTATAATCTGTGTATTGAATAATTTCATTTTGATAAGTTCCTATTTTTAAAGCGTCTGAAGTATCTGATGAAGTTAAAACTTTTTCAATCATTAAAAAACCACCATTTAAATAAAAATCTAAGTCAGGGTCAGTTACAACTAAAGAAGTAGCTGTAGCATTTATACCTACAGATAAAGTAGTTGTAAGCTCTGTGTTTTGAATAGGAATTGCAACACCTGATATGGACAAAGGGCTTTTAAGAGACATTAATCTTACATAGTCTCCAACTTGTATTCCACTATCGGGATGAGAAACACTATATACAGCTCCAATTCCACCTCCAGCATTTTCTGCTGTGAAAGGATTAGTAGGTAAAAAATCTGCTGTAGGTAATTCTGTTCTTGCAGGTTTTGCATTCTGTAAACCTTCAGGATCAGCGCCGTGTGCTCTTGGTTCTAATTGTGGCTGTTTAGGCTCAAACTCTGATACGTGAACTCTAGAACCATTCCATTCTCTAACCATTTCTTTATATGGAAAAGCCATACCAGATCTATCTGATATAAATTGTGCATGTTTACCTTTTGAAAAATTAGACATTTGGATAATAAGTTTTTGGTGTTATGTAAGAACTAGATGATGAGCCATCTTCCGCTAAAGCTCTTTGTAATTCATCTTCGTATAATAATTTCATGTTTTGAGTTAATTCTGGTTTGAATTTTTGCGATAAGTAATAAGCTAAACCTGACGCCATACATGGAACAAATCTATATGGTACATCTGTTGCGTTAGTGTAATTCCCTACATCTTGAATTCTTTTTACATAATAATAATTAATTGTATTACCTGCTTCTGTTGAACCAGGTGTTAAGTATAAAGTGATTGTAACTTTATCTATAAATCTTTGTACAAAGTATTGTGAAGGCGTTCCTTCAGATGTTTTATTTGAAAGACCTTGATATGTAGATCTGTTTATTTTTGTAAGAGGTGTATCAACACTTGAAGAGTTTCTGTAAACAGCTTCTAATATATCGTCAACACCATAAACAGCGGTAGCACTAGAAGTGCCATCATCTGTTGATCTAAACATTGTATATGTTGCTTGACCGTCAACTAATGTAATTGAATTATTTGCTACTTCCCAATAGTGAAGACCTCTGTTACCCCACTCTTGAAACATAATATTAAGAGAACGTCTGGCCATACGTAACTGATTACCAGATACACTTTGCATACCTATTCGTTCATAAGACTCTTCTATAATCTCATCTATAGCAAATGTCTTGTCGAACGTTGTCGTTCCTGAAGTAGTATTAGCCATTTAGTCTCCTTACTTGTCCAATATAATTGTAGCAACAGCGTTTGAAATTGCTGACACAGTCATACCGCCTTCAAACAAAATACCATCTTCTGCTAAATTATACGAAAAAACATCCCCAGCTGGAACATCTACTTGAAACTGTGTAACAGAATTACCGTCTTGTAAAGTTACTGAACCTGCTGATCCAGTTGAAGAAAGAATAATTCCTCTTAATCTTGTTCTACCTCCAAAGACTAATGTAGCATCTGTTTTTCTAATTGCTTTTACGTCTGATTTCATTATCCTGTGTATCCTATTGTTACAGAAGTTGTATTAGTTAAATCTAAATACACTCCATTTTTAAATCTTATACCAGAGCCAGGAACAAAAATATCACAACCCTCTGTTCCAAAACTTGATTGAAACTCTAAAGAACCTGTGCCATCTGATCCATCATGTAGTTTAACTGTAGAACTAGCTACTCCAGCAGCTTGAATATAAGTTACTCTACATGGTCCTAAATTTGTAGAACCACCTGTTATAGTTTTAAATCTACCATCTGCTGTTAACGTAGTAAATTTTTGATCGCTTGAAAATGATCCGCCGCCTGCCATAATTTATCTCCTTAAAAATTATGTGGGGCCTAAGCCCCACACTAATTATTTATTATGAAAGATTATTGTTCTGCAAATAACTAATAGTTACTGTAGCAGCACCCGCTGAAGCATCATCGTTTGCACCATTATAGATGAAACCGATTCTAATATCAGAAGTTCCAATGTCTTTCCAGTTTGCACAAAGTGCAGCTGTTCCTAAAGCTATTTTACCAACTGCTGCAACATTTACGTCATTAACGTATAAGTCTGTGTCAGCAGATGATCCAACCTCAAGCAAATCCGCTCCTGAATCGTTGAACGCAGTTTCTACGTTAACATCGATTCTTACGATTTGAGAGTTAGCTGGGATTACCACGTTTGTGTCTGTCGCTGCGCCTTCTTGCCCGAAAGCAACAGAAAAAGATTGAGCCATTAAAACTTGACCCGTGTTTTTAACATTTTCTCCAACAGTAGTACCTGTAGTATTTTTAATACCACCGGCTAATATTGGTCCCGAAAAAGTAGTTTGTGCCATTTTATATTCCTCCTAGAATACATAAATGTAGTCCCTAGGGATGTCGACCATACGCGTCTACATTTATTTTGTTTTATTAATGTATGGTGCGTAATTTATAGCTTAGTTTTGTGAGAAGTGCAAGAGAGCCTTAATAGAAAGTGCGATTTCAGCGATGTAGCGTTTTTTGTGTTACGTAGCTACAGAAACGTCAGGTGCAGCGTCTTCTATCTTATTAGTCTGATGAGCAACTTGTGCTTCAGCTAATTTGATATGATTAATAACTTGTTTAATCTTGTCATCAATCCTTACCATATCAAGAGTATATCTTTTCTCTTGATTATAGTGCTGCGACCACTTCAGTTCTAGACTCCTTTTTTCCGTGTAAAGGTTCTGAACGTGTGTCATTTATAACCTCCTCATAGGTTAACCACAATTTAGATTTACTTGTAAATCCATCTTTTTCCCATACTATATCTTTTTGTCCTAGTTTGTCAACTAGTGCATTTTCAAAAGCTTTATCCTCATCTTGAGATTTCATCTCAAAACGCGCATGATAGCCATATGCTCTGATTTGTATTAGGAAAGTTTTCATTGGGTTTTATCTTTCTACCATAAAAAAAGGGCGGCTACAAGAGCCGCCCTTAATTATTCAGTTAATCTAGTGATTACGCACCAGGTGAACCGAAAATACCTCTAGGGTCTGAGAATCCGAAAGAATATCTCTCTCTAGCTTTGTATCTTACGTTACCTGTATCGAAGTCACCTTCCATAGCTGTCTTAATTGGAGATCTAACGAACATTTTTAATCCGTTAGGTACATCTGTCTTGATGAAGAACGCATCAGTGTCAGTTAAGTAGTTGTTCACTACATAACCTTGAGGAACCATCCCCATTGATACTACTGCGTTAATATCATTGTCAGCTGTTCCAACTCTACCTTGAGATTTCATCAATCTCTCAGCAGTAAATTGAAGCTCAGAAGGAATAATCATTTTTACTCCTCTTGCTGCAATTTTAAGACCTCTCTCATCAGTGAACGCGGCGATATCAATTAAAGACTGCTCTAACGATGTTTCGTTAAGATCAGCTGATGTGCCTAATTCATTTGAGAAAGTTCCAGCTATCGTTGGGTGAACAGCAGAACATAGTTCTACTCCGTCACCACCAGCAAAGTTTGCGTTAAATGCATTGTTTAATACATTCGCAGCTTTTACTTGCTTAGTGTTTGCCATCGATCTTGCCAAAGCTTTTGTGTATCTAGAAGCTAGTCTATCGTAAAGATTGTCTTCGATAGCTTCTTCCGTGATAGCAAATGCTAAAGCAATTGTTTCATGCGAATATCTAGCCGTGAAAGTTTCTTGTGCATTGTCAAAAGTCACGCCTGAACCTTCAGGTTTAACTTGAGCGTTTGCGAAACCAGATAACATTACTTCTTCTTCAAAAGCTCTGTCACTGTTTTCTGTGTCGAAAATTTCAGCATGCTGATTTTCATATCTTTTATATTCCAGTCCGAATAGTGCATTCAAACCTGGCTCTAGTTCTTTAACTAGTTGTCCTCTACTTATAGCCATAATTATATACCTACCGTTCCTTTCAAGAAATGTTCGTTGATAATAACTACAGCGTTAGTGTCTGCTGCTCCCGCTTCATTATTATCTGGATCTTTTGAAATCCCGATCACTCTTAGTTGAGCTGTTGCAGTTTTAAGATCAGAATGATCTAATTCCACTTTAGACACGTAGTTTGGCGAAGAGCCAGCTGCGTATACTATATCAGCGTTCATTCCAATTTCTGCAACTGCTAATGCAGCGTCAGATTGGATTTCAAACCTTTCATATGGGTCATCACTTACGAATCCAACAATGTCTGTTGCAGTG